GACATCAGGTACCACGACTTGCGGGACCATTTGCCCTTCCACGGCGGGGAGTTTGATGTTGTACTCTGTGTGTTGACTCTCCAGTTCACGCCGATGGTTCACCGCAACAGAATCATCGACGAGTTCCATCGGGTACTCCGGCCCGGTGGCCGCCTGATCCTCGTGGAGAAGATCATTGGAGCGACAAGCAGGTTGGATCAAGACATGATTGCCATCTACCACGACCATAAGAGGGACATGGGCTACACCGAGGAACAAATCGAACGGAAACGACTCAGCCTCGAAGGTGTCCTCGATCCGTTGCTCGCGTGCTGGAACGAGAACATTCTTCACTCAGCACGCTTCGACGAGGTGGACTGTTTCTGGCGTTGGATGAATTTCGCTGGATGGGTGGCGGTGAAGCCATGACTACCCACAAGGAGAGAAAGCCGACGCAGGTCAAGGAGTGGAGGCCGAAGCCCGGTGTCCAACTCCACAAGTCGCATTCGTCGCGGGAGACGATCATCAAACTCGTTGCCGCAGGCAATTACCGCAAGTCTGCTTACGAAGCGGCGGGCGTATCCAAGTATTCCTATTACCAGTGGACGAAGTTGGGTGCCATAGCGTTGGAGAAGCGTGCCGATGGTGAGGAATTGACTCCGACGGAGGAAGAACTCGCTTGGTTCGTTGAAGAGATCGAAAAGGCGGACGCTACGGCGGAGGCTGCCCTTGTTGCACGTTGGTACACCGAAGCAGTCGATGGGGATTGGCGGGCCGCTGAACGGTTCCTCGCTAAGAGGGTTCCTGAACGGTGGGGTGATCCTGCGACCCGGTTGGAGATTTCAGGTCCGGCGGGTGGCCCTGTGCAGCAGTTGAGCGCCACGGTCAACGTGACCGCAGAGATCGACGCTGAACGGCAGCGGAAGGTTCTCGAAGCGCTTGTATCCGCAGGCGATATACCGAAGGAAGTACTCGACGCATGGGACGACTCAGATGACGACTCGCACACAGTTATCGACCTTGATGGAGTGGAAGAAGCCGTGCAACCTGCTGTTGCCGCACTCCCCTCACCCGAAGCAGCAAGCGTTCTTGACGTGGACGACAACTAGGGAAGCCCTATTCGGGGGGGCTGCTGGCGGAGGCAAATCGGATGCCCTCCTCATGGCGGCGCTTCAGTATGTGTGTGTTCCCGGTTACAGCGCTCTGCTTCTTCGTCAGACGTTCCCGCAGTTGTCTGGCCCTGATGGGTTCATCGACCGCACACATGAGTGGTTGAAGGATCAGGGCGCTGACTACAACGTCACCAACAAGCGATGGACGTTCAACTCTGGGGCGACACTCACACTCGGTCACTGTGAGCGGGACGAGGACCGGTACAACTTCCAGTCGTTCGCTTACCAGTTCGTCGGCGTGGACGAGTTGACGCAGTGGTCGACTGACAAGGTGTACCTGTACATCGGGTTCTCTCGTGTCCGTAAAATTACTGCACACGAAACGATTTCTCGGTGTCCTCATTGCGGCATGTCTGTCGCCGACGTTCCGTTGCGGATCAGGGCAGCCACCAACCCCGGTGGTCGAGGCAACGACTGGTGTTATGAGCGGTTCCTGTTGAACAGGGTCGGCGATCGTAAGTTCATGCCGTCGTTCATCACGGACAATCCGTCGTTGGATCAGGGGGCTTACATCGAGAGTCTCGCTGAGTTGGATGCTGTGGAGCGTGCCCGCTTGTTGGAGGGGAATTGGGAGGTCGCTGAGAAGGGCGGCATGTTTGAGCAGGACTGGTTTGACACGGTTGATTATCCACCCGAGGGGATGAAGCGGGTCAGGTTCTGGGATTTGGCTGCGACTGCTGCAACGAAGGGTAAGAACCCTGACTGGACGGTTGGCGCTTTGGTGGGAATCGAGGAGGGCCGCTATTACGTTCTCGATGTTCAGCGGATGCGTGGTACTCCTGCGGAAGTTGAGCGCCTCATTGTCAAGACTGCTGAACAGGATGGCACAAAGATAGACATCCGTATGGAACAGGAACCCGGTTCTGGTGGTGTGAACACGATCGACCATTATGCCCGCAGGGTGCTTGTCGGGTATCCGTTCAAGGGCATCCGGTCGACTGGCTCCAAGGTGGAGCGTGCCCGTGTGGCGTCGTCGGCGGCTGAGATGGGGAATGTGCGGTTGGTGCGTGGCCGGTGGAACAAGGCGTTCATTGACGAGTTGGTGCAGTTCCCGGCGGGCGGTCATGACGATCAGGTCGATGCTTTGTCTGGTGCGGTGGGAATCCTTGTGGAGAACAAGGCAAGGGTTAGGATCATCGTGTGAATCCGTTTGAAACGCAGCGCCGTATGGGCAAGGCAGCGATGTTGGCTGACGCGGCAGAGGATCAGTGGGTGTCAGCGGAGAAGTTCTTGGCGGAGTGGCCGAGGCGGAACAAGTGGTGTGAGCAGGTGGGGATCAAGCCTGCGTCGAAGGAGACATGGGAGATGGCCGCGGAGTTGCTGTCTGCTCGTGAAAAGCATGTGGGGCTGGGTGGTCTTAATGATCCTCGGGTGGTGCAGCGTCTGGCGGCGATGGCTGTCCGGTTGACGGAGACTTTGGCCCGTGGCGACATTGCTTCGGATGAGGTTGAGTCGTTGTCGAGGGCGGATCGGCGTCAGGCTGCTCGTTTGGCGAAGGCGGACAACGACGGGTTGGTGTTTGATCTGGCTCAGAAGTTCATGGAGTTCCGAGAGGAACATCGTCTTAAGGAGGTGTGATGGGCCACGTCTGGCAGACGGTGGACATTTGGACACCGCAGCAGTGTGAGTTTGTCAAGGAAACAGCGCTGGAGGGGCCAGCACATGGGGCGGGGGTTCAGCAGGACGGCGTCCGTGGCCCACGACCAGACATTCGTTCAGCGACTCGTTGGTTTGTTGATGGTCGGCATCATCCCCTGATCGTTGAGAGTGTTTGGGATGCTGTGAGACGCCACAACGTATGGGGTTTCGACATTGAAGTGCTGCCCGGTATCGAGGTGATCCGGTACGAACCCGGCGACTTTTACAAATCTCACACTGACTGGGGGGGAACGTGGACGAACAGGAAACTTACGGTCTCGATCCAATTGTCTGATCCCGGCGATTACGACGGCGGGCAGGTGGGGTTACATGTCGGTCCAGAGGATGACTTTGCTGAAACTCGGCAGGGTTGGATGACGATGTGGCCGTCGTGGACTTTGCATTCTGTGGCCCCGGTTACCGAGGGGGCACGTTGGGCTGCCGTCGGTTGGGTGTTGGGGCCGCTGTTTCGTTAGGGAAGGTCCCAGCCGCGGGCTTTGTATAGGCCTTCGCGGGTCCATGTGTCAGCGAAGTCGCCTGATGTCCAAACCCTTTTCTTTGGGGTTTTCGCTAGGTCAGCGACCCGCTTTTCTTCCTTGCGGCGTTTGACGTTGGTGCTGCGTGCTTCGCGACAGTCGGCGCATCGGCAGCCCTTGATGTATGACCCTTCGGAACCTGTGCAGTTCACTGGCGGTGGTGCCCTCGGGTTTCGTATAGATCCGCAACGATGAACGCCAACAGTAGCAGGGTGGTTAGTGCGATTAGGGCACAGAGGGACCCGGCGACTATTTGCCAAGCGTTCACCGTGCGAGCAGGTCTGCCACGTCACCCGCTTGTGTGGCGAGGTCTTCCATTCCGTGTTGTTCGAATGAAGCAACCATGGAGTTGAGCAGGTTGCAGATCTGGTCGACTGTTGAGATGGGGACTTCCACTGATGGGATCTTGGGATGTTTGGGGTTCATGTAGGCGGGTGTGAACGTGGAAGATTCCAGCCCTGATCGGCCTGTTGGGGACGGGGGCGGGAACTTGAGGCTCATGCTGTGACCTTGTGCTTTTTGATTGTCCAGACGGAAGCCGTGGAACTGATCTCGCCAGTCACTCGATGCCTATGCAATGTACCGATACATAGTTCGTCGGTGTGGGGGTAGTCGATGTTGATGGGCCAGCCATGCCAACAAATAATGGCGGCTCCTTCTTCTGCGCCGGTAACAGCGAACTCGGGGATGGAACCCCATTGTTTAGCGGCGTATTGTCCGAACACGGCAGCAGTGCTGGTATCCGCGTCGGGTAGGGGAATCAAGACTGCAACATCGAGGGCTGTCTTGACTCCGAAGACGGAATCTTGGGTCAGGCCGTAGACCCTGAGGGCGCTTTCTGGCCCGTCGATCGTGTACCTCATCTAACCGGTTCCTCCATATAGGGGGCCTTTCCCATAATGTACACGGGAATTGGAAGAAAAAGGTGGAAGGCATGTCTCTCTATTCGAATCGGTGTGGGATGATGGTCAACCGTGGAAGGATCACCCGCCTGTGAAGAATGCCAATGTCCAAGATGTCCGTGCCCATGCGACTGCCACTGTTGCGTCGTCGACCCCAGCGTTTACCGATGATGCCGAAACCCGGCAAGCGATCGAAGCGTTCCTGATCCTGTTGGAGCGGGTCGAAACACGGCTCGAAACACACACCCTTCCGCCGGTTCCAGCAGTGGTTTCTACCGTGTCGCCGCTGCTATCTCAGTACCCAGTGTTGCCTCCAAGGTTCCGCCCTTCACCGTGACGTAGGTCACAGTCGACTAATCTGGGCCGATGGACACTCCTAACGAATTTTGGGTCGGCCCTGCCTCATCGGGAAATCATTGGGTTGTAGGCCCGCTTGGTGAACTGGATGAACTGGTCGACAGGACAAACCCCGGTACCCGCAAGATCAGTGTCGGCATTGATCTTGATCCGCTTGGCGGCATGTCGCAGAACCAAGCCGACACGGTACGGGCGCTCTTGTGCGAACTCGTCGAGGACGGCGACCTTGACTCAAGGCCCGCCGATGGGATTCAGTACCCCACTGGCAGCGACGGCATCGACAACAACCATTTGGTTTACATGCGGTGCTTCGTAGACGAACTGGAAGTCGGTTGGCTGGAGGGCGTCGACCTTGGAGTGTCAACAGGCTTTTCGTGGAGAGACGGAAGCCCGCCGCAGGCGTCCCCTGAACCCCTCCCTCCAGAACCCGTAGAAGAAGAAGTGGTAGAGGAGTTGGTTGTC